TCTTCGAAGGCACGGTCAGAAGACTCGGTTTCGTAGATTTCAGCATGCTCGTTTTCGTAGTTTTGATACTCCAGACCAAACAAGGCGTTCAGACCGGGCTCAAGCTCTTTTACTAGTTGTGAACGTGAAATAGCCATGGTTTAAGCTCCTTGTCCTGCAACACCTGCACTACCGTAGAGGTGTTCGTTGATCTTAACAACCACAACAGCGTTTGCGCCCACAGCATTGTTAGGAACGTCCCAAAGACCTACGATCTTCACGTTCAACGCTGCAGTGTTTGCAATAGTGGATGTACTAAGTTCCATACCAGAAACACCAGTAGTGGTGCTGCCAGTACCCATTACTACATCAGCGTTCTTACCATAGTTGGCGGCAGCAGATGTGCCGTCGTTCTGGATGATGAACAACTGATTAGGATCGTCAAGAACGTCAGCAATGATCTTGCCTTGAGTGATGTTGACTGAACCGGGGTAGTAGTTTTTCCAAGTTGGCTTGCCAGTAGTAGGATCAATGTAGTTACAACCATTGAAAACACCAACCGCAGCAGTGTGAGTGTCAGGGTCAAACTGGACGAGGTAGCCGTCATATACTGTTACCAAGTCGCCTTGGTAAATTGCGCCGGTCTGATTGTCCGCAATCTCATAGCCGAACTGCTTCTGTGAACCAGAGGCAGAAAGGTTACCGAGCGGACGCATACCGAAAGCTTTATCTACATTAGCCATGATAAATGTCCTTTAAATGAGTTATTCGGTGTCCGTTCGAGGACCACCGAGACTTACGCGGGACTGGCGTTCTGGCGTGTTGATCTTCATAGACGAGTGTGCATTCGTCTTCAACAGGTCATTATCGACAGCCCTTAGCTGATCATGGGTTCGTGAAGAATAGTACGCTCGACGCTCTTCTGCTGTTTCATCAGGTATACGGGCTAATACTAGCGAGCCTACGCTCACTACGCCTGCATGCTTGCCATCATCAGCAGAGCTTGTCTCGTAATCTGGATATTCGTCTGCACGAACAAGTTCATACCCCTCGCGGAGTTTGCCTGCTACGTTAATACGATCATCCTGACCACCAGATTCCGCCCTGATCCAACGATGTCTATAACCATCTGGAGCAGGAGGAGCATCCAATCGAGAAGGAGGAGCCCAAGGCTTACGGCGCGCAGTCTTTTCGCGGCTTTCAGTTCCGCGGGCACTGCGATTAAGTTTTGGCACGTTGCTTTCGTTACTCATGTGTTACTCCTTCACGTATTTTGCGTATTCTTCAAGTGGAACCCCAAGTTTCTTTGCTATGGCTACCTGACTCGGCTTTAACCGAACGGAGCGGCGTGCTGAATTATTTATTCCCGACGAGCGGTTTGCAGGGGCCACCGTCTGCACGGGACGGCTATTCCTGTTAGTTTGTTGCGCGGGTGCTTCATCTATTTGAAACTCCTGCGGAAATAGGGTACGCATTCTACGGTCTATTTCATCATAATACTCATTACTGGTTGGGTCAAACCCTTCTTTCTGTATTAAGTCTTTATGTAACCCCCATACAGCGTGAGTCATTACTGTATTTTGACCAAACCAAGGGTTGCTTTCCGCCCACTCTTCTGCTCTTGGGTCAGGCGCTGCTCTTCTTGGCTGCAGTATTTCAGGAACTTCTCTCGGCTGCTGCGGCTGTTTTGAGGCTAACTCACGCTCTTGAAGCGTTTGGGCTAAACGCTGTTGCTCCCAGACTATAGTCGTAAGTCTTTGTTGTGCCTCAGTTTCTGTATCAATGTCGCCCTCTTCACGGGCTTTCTTGATAATGTGCTTAAGCGCCGTAACCTGTGTTTCTACACGGTTCTTGGCCTCGCCCAGTCTCTCAGTGTCGGTCTTAGTGTACTTCTGTTGCAGCTCTTCGTTTTGCTGTTGCACACTCTTCGCATACTCAATAGCTGCTTCTTCACGACGCTGAGTCTCGCGGAGACGAGCAGTAAGCTTATCAATGCGCTTTTTTACTTTGTCCGAATAGTTATCAAGCTCTTCTGACTTAGGCGCTTCAGCTTTCTGCTCCACCTCTTCTTCAACAATAGGTGTTTCGTCAGCAGCCTCTAGCTTAGCGTCGCTACCGTCTTCGTTCATTTCGACGGTGGCTTCCTGCTCGTCATCCCCGACGTTAAACTCTAATTCTTCGTTCTTAGGTTCGCTCATTCTATCTCTCCTTACATGTGAATAATGTCGTCAGGATCATTCACGATCCCAAGAATTTCATCGTCATTGAGTAGACGAATCTCGCCGCCGTCTATCTGAATCCGAGAACCGGCATACCGGCCAAAGATCACCCAATCCCCTTCCTTGCACCACGGTCCGTATGGGAACTTTGACTCGTCAGCAAAAGCTAAGTCACCCATCTTCAAAACATAGCCGACGTTAGTCGCTAGCTGTGTCTGCTTCTGGGTTTCTGGTGCAAGCACAATGCCGCCCTTAGTGGTTTTAGCACCGCGGAAAGGAAGAATGGCTATACGCCATCCGGTGGGTTTAGGGATAAGGTTGAGTACAGACTCAGACAGGCCTTCGTCTGCTACTTTCCCCTCTTGGGTATACGCATCGTCAAGAGTGGTTTTCTTCGGCTTTTCTGCCTCAGCTTTCCACTTTTCTTCGAGAGGCGTTAGCTTCTTCTCGGGTTCCATATAGGCTCCTTTGGTTGGTTATTCTTCTGAATACTTACCCAACTGGTGTCGGATAATTTCATCCACAAGTTTTATACCTTCCAAACGGCCCATCATGAAACGGTAGCGCTCCATGTCAGAGATAGAACCATTAAGAATAATGGTTTCTGAATCTTTCTCTAGCTTTCTGACTTCGCGCAGTACGCTTTCTGCGAACTCAAGCATGGTCGTGTTTCCATGTAAGCAGACGGTTTAGTGCCACCATCTGGAAGGCTTGCGTTAATAAATCTTAACGGGTCTGTTACCGTCACGCTTCTTGACGGTTCTAACCGCAGGCTTCTTCACAGAGCCTCCGGCTTTTTTCTTAACAGGCTTACTCTTGCCTGCAGTGTTTAAGGCGATTGCAATCGCCTGCTTTTTAGGCTTACCCGCGGCAATCTCAGTGCGGATATTGCTAGAAATAGTTTTTTGGCTAGAACCTTTTTTCAAAGGCATTAGCGGCCTCCTTGTTTAGGAGCATAGATTCGCTCCATGGCAACGGCTGCGCGCTGATCAGCAATGTCTTTCTGGCCTTGAATACGCGCTTCGTTGGCCTGCTGATTAGCAGCAATACGTTGTTGATCTAGCTGCAGGCTCTGTTGTTTGGCCTGAATGTCTGCTTGGTCCTTAACAGCGCGTTGCTGAAGCTCTTGTGCTTTGAGCGCCACAACTGGGTCTTCGCCTTGGCCTTCTCCAGAAAGCTGACCTTGCACAGACTTCATCTCGATCATGTACTCGGCGACCTTAATAGAGATCATTGCCTCACGTTGCAAGTCAGAAATCATTCTGTCTGGGTCTTCACCGTACTCCATAAACAGTTCTGCCTCAGTGGCCTCTTCCGCTTTCAAACGAATGTGCTGCAAGATGTGTTTTTGCAGTTCTGCCGCGGCTAAAGGGTTGGCCTGCATAAGAGGAGATAAGCCCATCATTAAGTGAGAGGCAATATGGGCGTCATGCTGTTGACCGGCAAAGGCTTTGAGCTCTTTGCCATCGGCCACTTCCATATTCTCGCTAGCAGGGTCCTTAGGCATCTGGTTAGTTTGGACTTTAAGAATGCCGTCAATGTCACGCACGTTCATTGCCTGATAGACGCGGTAATACGCCTCATACATGTTGTGCATCTGCGGCGCACTTTGCGCTAGCTGCAGTTGAGTCTGTGCGAGAGTAATGCGTTGAGCAGCAGAGAATACATTGGGGTCCGCTACGGGCAATACAGCGACCATGTGGGAAAAATCTGCCTTTTTTACACATCTAGACGCTCCGGGCACGTCATATGGGTAATTATCGGGTAAATATTGCCCAAATCCATGCGCCAACATCTCAAATTCTTGCGTCTGAGCGTAGTAAAGGCGCTTATGAACCGCTGACATCACCATAGAGCCACGCTCAAGCAAAGCCAGTGTAGTACCAACAGCAGCCTGTTGATTTCCATCACCTACCTGCATATCAGCAATGCCTGCAAGGCGTCTTCCCGCGTCTACAGTGAAGCCAAGAAGGGTAAATAGCGTCTGGGAGGGCTCTTTATAGGGCAATGGCAGCAAAGAAGACGTCAATTCAGCGCCGCCGGCGTCAATATCCCGCCATTCGCCCGGCTGAATAGGCCCATCCTCGTCTGCAATGCGCGCTCCCTTGGCTTTGAAGCCCGCAGGGAGGTTAGCTAGCGTTCCGGCGTCAAGAAGTTGACGCAGTGCAGAGGTTGCGGTCTTAGAAAGGCCACCAATTAGGTGTACAAAGCCCAAACCGTAGGCTCCGGGTCCTTCTACAAGCACATAATGCACGAAATACTCGCGTCGGCACTTGTATTCGTCGTCTTCTAGCCAGTTACGGCGAACACTGACTACCTGACCGCTGTTTTCGTCTAATGTAACGACGTAAGGCACCTTAATCCCAGTTGGTTCGCCGCTTTCATCAGTGTCTTCAAAGCCCAAAATGTCCAAATCTATCTGGAACTCAAGCAAAAATATCTCTTCAGGCTCGCCTGTTTCGACTAAACCGGTGACTTTGTCAATAGAATAGCGGATTTGATCGCCACCAAGCGGATTTTCGCTTGGTTCAACAGTCACATCGCGGTATTCGCCGGCCACAACACGCTTTCTGAACTCATTTGAGTCCATAGAAATGCGGTGGGTAATTCTTGGGCACTGAGAAATGACGCTCGAGCCGTTGTAAGGGATATAAAGATCGTCAGGAAGAACCAAACGACTGACCATACGGCCAAGTTGTTCATCATAATAAACCTTTTTAAACGCAGAACCGCCGTATCCGACGTAGAAAAGTAGCTGATCGAATTCCGGCGTGTACTCTTTCATGACCGAAGTGATCTGATAGTTCATAAAATCTTGAACACGCGAGGCCTGTTGGACCTTATCGAGCGTTTCTTTGCCCAAAGTTTGCGTGCGGACAGGGCCGCCGGCGGGCATAAGCTCTTTAAATGCCTGCGCTTGGAATTGAACGATAGACTCTGTAAGCATCGGGTGGACCGCGCCTGCAGCACCACGGAACGGACGTGTGCGGTCTTCGATCTTAAGGCCCAGAAGCTCCATACCCTTGGAGTACATGTCTTCCCAGTCAGAACGCGAAGACTTATCCGCCTCGAATAACGCCAAAAGGTCCAGAGAAATCTGGTTTAGCTCGTCTTCGTCGATAACCTCGGCAAGGTTGCTGTAAAAATCAACGTCATCATCTTCACTTATTTCAACGACAGCGCTACCATCATCCTCAAGAATGACCTCGATGTCCGTCTCATCCCCCATCATTTCGTTGATGTCGGTTACCGGAGCTAGATTTACAACCTTGTCTATTGGCATAACACTATCCGTTTTATTGTCTTTTATTCGTGAAGTATATTAAAATACACCCTGAATAAAAGAAAGGAGAATTAAATGTTTAACATTACTCACTATTTTGAGTGGAACAATACAGCCGCAGTTGTTGGTAATGTCAACGATACTGAGGCTACAGGGTTCTTTTTAAATACCAAAGGCGAATGGAGCAGGGCTACGCCTCTTGGCATCCTTGAGTTCTTTAATGCCGGTAGTGAAATGGACAAAGACACCTTTGAAAAAAACTTTGGTGTAATTGGTCAAGACTTACCTGCTTTGCCTACTTTAGCTACGTAGCCTCCCCTTTTAAACTTAGGGATAAGCTCTTCTACTATCTTAGGATCGGCCTGATCCGCAACGCCTCCGTAAAGTTGGCGTTGCGCTTCTTGCATGTTTTCAAATCTGCGAATATGAGTCTGAGGAATGTTTTCTTTTCCTCCATACCTTTCAATTAACTTTCGCTCAACTTCGTACAACCTATGGCCTTGTCCTTCAGATGCTCTAACCATTTCTGGTGTGACAAGCTGAATTTCACCTAGCAGACGCTCACCGTTAGGTCCTGTGTACATTACATTAAGCTTTCTATCAAAGTAACCATTGCCGGGAATAACTTGGAAGCCTCTGTCTACAGAAGGCATCTTGTCCGCAATCATTCGTGCAGCGTTTTCTGCTTCTTCTGCAGTGTTAATTAAGATTCGAGTACGGATAGGGTCGGTAATAGTCTCTAGCTCGTAATTTCGGTTAATTTTATCTTTAAGGCTCTTCAGCCCCTTAACTCCAAACGTCTCTATCTTCTCAAGACCTAATTTATTCGTTACCTCACGAATCTCATCTTGGAAGCTTGGACCAATCCTTTCTGCCCTAGCCACCATTTCTTCAGGAGTTTTAATATCCCCTTGATGAGGGTAGATGCCTTTGTAGACTTGTTTGAATTTACCTGAGCGGTCTTCTAAGTTTACAAATTCCTGAGCTTTTACAGGTGCTCCTGACTCTGGGACCCTTACAGGAGATTCTGGCACTTGGGCCGTGGTCGGCGCTATCTCATCCAACATGCGTGCGGACTGAGTCGCGGCTGTTTCTGCCGCTTCGATGCCTGCCTTAGCAGTGCGCTTAGCTGCTCGAGCTCCCATGCCGGCTAACGGCACTGCACCCGCCATGGACAACGCGACTATCTGCTCGTACATCCTAGCAGATTCCGTGTCCCCCGCAGCGCGGGCCTCGTCGGCAAGATCAGAATACTTATCAACGTCCATGCCTGAACGTATCTCACCTGTTACAGGCGCCATGTCCAAGGCAAAGCCTATGGGGTCTTCTCCGGCGCTTTCCTGTATAGCCCCGCCAAGGCCAAAAATATCTGTTAGTACTTTTGCAGAAGGCGACTGGCTCTGGAATACATCCTTGCCATAGCCATAAATGCTAGAGGGGATTCCTTTAGCGCCGCGAAGCAGGTTCGCTAGCATGCCTGCACTTTCAGTGTCACCCTCGGCAGTAAGCTCTTCACTGCCCTCAAGCTTTTTTACTTCGCCGCCCTCCGCGTAAGGTCTGCCGTACCTAAAGTCGACAGGCTTTACGGTCATCGGGTCGTTCAGCGAACCTGTTGAAACATTAACGCCTCGCATGTCCTCAGCGTACATAGGCACTTCTTCGGCAATCTCACTGTAGCCCGTGGTCCCCGCAGGGCGAGCCCCGAACCGCGTGCCGAACTGTGCGTAGTTAGACGCTTCCTGTTGCCCTTGCTGATTCGCCTGCTGTTGCATCAGTGCAAAAAGCTGTGAGCGTGACAGGCCACCACCGTAGCTGCCTGTTTGAGACAGAAGTGGCGCAAAAGCTTGGTACGCTTCTTCATTACCCCCGACCAACTGACGCAGGTCCTGTGCTGCTCGGCCTTGGGTATAACGGCCTAGCGTGCCAGTATCCATGAGCGAACGAGGTCGGCCAGTGACTGTAGGCGGTGTCCAACTGAATCCTGATCCGGTGGCCGAGAGCAACTTAGCAGCAGGCGTGTAGTCAAAACCAACAAGGTTGCCATACTGATCAAGGACCTCGGTCCTTGGTGCGCTTTCCCTGAATGCTACATCCAAAGCAGGCTCGCCGGGAGCAAACACGCTTGGATCAAAGTCAATCGGCTGATAAACAGTAGGCGGCACGTACTCAGGTTGTGTCTGAGGGAACTGAGTTTGGGGGAACGGGTCAACAATAACTGGTGGGTCCGGCTCCTTTGCAGCAGGCACGTTGAACAGGATACTCGGATCAACGCCCGCCGCTAATATGTCTTGGAATGTGTAACCTCCCTGAATAGCAAGGGCCTGCGCTTCACGGCGTTCATTCTCGTCTATTACGCCGTCGGCCATGAGTCCTGCGACGTAGTTCTGTGCCTGAGTGTAGAAAGGCTGCATGTCCTTCCCTACAAACGGGGCGGATTCATATGCAGAGGCTACCGTTGATGGAGTAGAGAACGCAGTAACAGGAAGCGGGGCGCCGGAGGTGAAAATCGCATCAATAGTAGATTGCTTTACGCCTGCATCAAGAGCATCTTCTACAGTAACGCCTGATTCCAAAATGGCGTTGTAGGCCTTGGCGGGGTCCCACGAAGAAGGGTCCTCGGCGATCTCACCAAGAATTCGCTCTTCAGCAGCCAAAAGGGCGTTATTGGTGGCCATGGCCTCAGCGTAGGCCTGATTTGCTACGTCCCTTGAAATACCGAGTGAGTCCGCAAGAGAGCCTAGGTCTGCGCCAGTGGTATTGATTTTAGTAGCAATAGCTTCCAACGAGGCATTAGGATTGCTATTAATAAAATCCAATACGCTTTGGTTAGCAGAGGCGACTGAGCCTCCGTCGGCCATACGAACAGGAAGCCGTGAAAGCATTTCTCGTGCAGATTGGTTGGCCATGCGGAGGCCCTCGAAAAAGAGTTATTGTTTCGCTAGTTTAGGGCTAATAATACTCTGGCACAAGTCCCTCAGTTTCATCATCTTCATCCTCGTCGTCATGCAACTGAATGAAGTTACCCGCACGAAATCGCATCAACGCCTGAGTGGTACTATCCACTAAGTCATCGTTGTCGCCATTTGGGAATGCAGCACACTCTTCGATGAGCTCTTCCGCCCACTGCGTTTCAGGTGCCCAGACCATACCGGACTCGAGAATAGGTGCAACAGAGTTGGCCCGTGAGACTTTGTCCTGACCTGCACGGCGCCCGCCGGGTGAATACATGGTGACAGGAATACCTAGCCTACGCAGTTCTTGCTGAAGCGTGATCCCCGTTGCCTTTGCCTCGATCAACACATTATCCGGCTGCCAGTAGTCATACTGGTCTTTGGCGATACGTTTGAGTTCAGGAAAGTCCCAACGACCCTTACGCACATCAATTAACAAGATGCTTGGTCCGTCGTCCTCGGTCGGATAGAAAACGCCCCACGTCGTAATGACAGAGAAGTCCGCCGTCTCCTTTTTCGAATAGGCAGTATCGTAGGATTGGATGATGTACTCGAGCCGCGGCATGTAGTCCTTTTCCCAGACACGCCACCACTCACGTTTCAGGATTGCGCCTTCATCCGCCGTGGGCCGCTGCTGATACATCGCGTTCCACTTCTGAATGGACATAGAAGCACGGACCGCGCGCAACTCGTCAAGTTGCCAGAAACTCGGCCAAAGGGCACGTTCGTTAGGTTCGCCCTCATCGAAGACGGCAGGAAACTCGATAACCTCCCACTGGTCCGCATTGCTGTTAGACTGAGCTTTGAGTAGTCGGGCCGTTAGGTCCTTGGTTCCCCACCTAGTCATCACAATAACAATAGCGCCGCCCGGTTGCAATCGAGTTCTAGGGCCAGAGGTGTACCAGTCCCACGCATTGTCCAGAGCTAGCTGAGACGCCGCGTCCTGCTCAGAGTGGGGGTCGTCGATAATCAACATGTCCGCACCGCGGCCCGTCATTGCACCACCGACGCCCACGGCAAAATATTCACCACCATCGTTAGTGTCCCACCTTCCGGCGGCTTTACTATCGGCCTTCAAGGCAACTTCCGGAAATACTTCCTTGTATTTATCAAGGTCCATGAGGTTACGCACTTTACGGCCGAAGCGGACAGCGAGCTCGCCTGTGTGCGTTGCCTGAATGATCTTGGTGCTTGGACGACGGCCCATGATGTAGGCCGGAAGCAAGTAAGATGCAAATTCAGATTTCGTGTGTCGAGGCGGCATGTTGATAATCAAGCGCTTCAACGTGCCGTTGGCAATACGGTCAAACGCCGCGGCCATCTTTTCGTGGTGGCTAGACAGGATGGCTTCAGGCCATACGTAGCGTGAAAAACCAAGAAAAGTATTTTGTGCTTTCTCTTGGCCCTCTAGCATAGCTAGGCGGTACTCTAGTCGAAGACGTTCGGCTTCGATGTCCTCAGGGGCAGCGTTAGGTAGCATGTGGTTCCTGTTCTTCTTTCTGTTTGACTATGCTTAGTATAGCAGCTTCTTGCTCTTCTTCCTCATAGGTCTCGATAAAGGCCACGGTTTCCATGACCTCTTCTACGCTATATCGGCCTCGAGTGTATTTCAGTATTGCCAGTATTAACTGGGTGTAGTTGTACTCTTCCATGCAAAACCCATTTTCAAAAAATTTGCAAAAAAATTTTGAGCGATTTGATTCTTAAACAAAAGGGGGTGGGTTGCAAGGATGTTCCACGTGAAACAAAAAGGGCAAAACTGTTTTGGGCCAAACTATTTATACGAAATCGGGCTAAAGAGGCGCCGCCAGACGCCGCGGCCGGGATTCGCGCCCCCCGTCGAACGAGCGTTCGTTTGACGATCCGAATCGGCACCAAGGGACCCGCTAATTCCGGTAATCATAATTACCGGAATTAGTGATTCGTTTAAAATCAAGCACTTAGCTGTTTCCGAGGCCCGCGAACCGCGCAAATCACTACATCTTGTGTTCGCCATGGTTCGGGGATGGTCACCCTCGGGTCATGGCCCACGCGCCGAGGGGCGGGGTCGGGCCGAAATCCACCGGGGCCGGCCCTGCCCGAGCCCCCTTTCCTAGTTTACGTACAGGGCGCTCACGTCACGTTCTCTCCGAGGCAGTGGGTAAGGAAGGCTCACGCCTAGCGTCGCTCCTGCGAGCTCTCAGCCATCATACGATGCAGGTGGCGAGATTTACCAATAGTTGGCGAAATTCGCCACTCGTGACACAAAAAAGGCCCGGCGTGTGGGCGCCGGGCCAATACGTTACTTCTCAAGGGAGTTACATACGCGACAACTGCTCGCGTAACGCCTCCCAGTTAACGCTATCGTGAGGCCACTCGTCAAGGGGGCGACAGCTACTTTATGAGCTTATACCTCAGCTCATGCCAGTCAACGTCGTCGTAAGGCCACCAAGCAAGCGGCTCAGCGTCGACGCCTTGGCCGTAGAGGTCTTGGCTTTGGCGGCCGTGGTAAAGCAGCAGCTTAGCGTCACTGGCTTTCGTCGTGCCCGTCTTCTGGTGCAGCACTAGGATGAATACCGGCAGGTCCTCCATCCCATGGCTCAGGTTGAAAGCTATCTGGTGCGGGCTCAACTTCACCCTGCGGCCGCTCTTCACTACCTTCAGCTCTATCATCACGAACCTCTGACCGAGCAGCCCCACTATGCAGTCCGGTATCCCCAGTCCCACCCGACTCTCCAGTCTCGTGATCATCGATTTCGGCAAGTTCTCCTTCACTTTCTGGTACAACAGACTCTCTGGACCTCTGGCCATCACGCATCTCCTCAATCATCGTTTTAGGCTTTTCCTCGAGCTCATCTGGCGTGACGTCAATCAAAGTCTGCGGCGGGGCGCCGTATAGGGCTTTAATTTCTTCAAGCTTGCGCCTTACTTCGTCCTTGCTCATCGAGTCGATAGTGCCGTGCCTGATTTCTTTGCGGTCAATGTAGATGGTCCCCAGTGCCTGCCCTCGACGATACTCGGCCGCTACTGCGGCGCTGTAGTTGCCGGCGTCCAAAGCGGCGTCACGAATGATCTGCAGATCGCGCATATGCCTGTCGAAGTTCGTCACGTACTTTGCAGAGAGCTCACGCCGATACTCTTGGATCGCTGCGACTACCTGCGGGTAGTATTTTGGGTTCGTAAGCTTATTGGCTTGCGCCTGAGCGTTTTTCTCAGGGTAGCCTGCCCGTATGGCTGCCTCTCTCAGAGTAACGCTCCCGTCGCCTGCGACGAGCTCTTGCACGAACTTCCACTGCTGCGGTGAGACTGCGTTCTCCTGTTCCTTCAAAGGTTTCACCGGCTGCGCCAAACGCTCTTCCATTTTGTCCATTTTCGCCGACTTCACCGGCACAGTGTTGAACAGCTCTTTCATTCGCTTGCTCATGCGACTCTCCTGCAAATCCAAACGCCTTCTCGGTTAGGCCGTACCGTAAACTTACGGCCGACACTTCGAGCGTTTCGGTAGAATGTCTTAAGGGCGTTTCTGGCCTTCTGCGCGTCCTCAGGGCTCATGAGAACGAGAAAGTCTCCGACTAGCATGCCCGAGAATGGATAGCGTTGGATTCGTCCCGATACAAGCTTTGACAGGGTGTGCTGCTTGGGCACTATCCCCGTCGTCGTACAGGGCTCGTCGTAGAGTTTAGGCATCAGGTCCTCCTAAGGGTGTTAGGGCAGGGAATGTACTCTATAGGGGTGTTTACAGTCAAATTCAACGCTTCTATAGAGGTGTAATCTACAAAAAAATATTTTTCACTACTGAAATAGACCGCGCGCGATGAATCTAAAATTTACATCATTACACCATTACGTCTGTTAAAACATAGACGTAATACTAACGTAATAGATAAGCTATTGATTTTAAATAACATCTACACCATTACGTCTATAGAG